TGCTAAAGGATGATCCATCATATGCAACGTCTATGCTTGCTATCTTAGTGGATTCTGATGGATCAATGGACCCTAGCAATGGTTGCACATCTCGCCTGAATGATGGTGGAAGATTCATGGACCCTAAGCATGTGCAGGATCTGCTTGGTGTTGACTTCTACAAGACTTTTAGGCCAGACGATGCTGATACTATATGGAAGAAGCTTTTGTCTTAGGCGTGCGGACCAGAGAATGAAGAAGACAGAATCTTTTGCCAGTTGTTTGGTTGCGTCAGAATAGATGATCATGGTGTATTCTTATTTAAGAAAATGATAGATGGAAAGGTTGCAACTTTGCCATTTATAGACAGCACAACGACTTTCATCAATGGCAAGTTTGTGACAATGAAAGATGGAAAGCTGGTGCAAAATACTCCAAAACATATTGCACCATGTGCATTTTAGTATAATAACAGTTTAAAGTCTATTGTCATTCCTAATAGCGTGACAAGCATTGGGAAATATGCATTTCATGGCTGTAGCGGGCTTACGAGCGTGACGATCGGCAGCAATGTGAAGAGCATCGGATCTTCTGCATTCTTTTATTGTACTAGCCTTACGAATGTAACAATACCCGACGGCGTCACGAGCATTGGGTCATCTGCGTTCCAGAATTGCACCAGTCTTACGAGTGTGACGATACCGGACAGCGTGACAAGCATTGGGAAATATGCGTTCTTCAGCTGCGACAGGCTTACGAGCATGACGATACCAGATGGTGTGTTGAGCATTGGGATGTATGCGTTCGATAAATGTAGTAGCCTAAAGTCGCTTGTCTTCAAAGGCAAGACTATTGAAGAAGTCGAAGCAATGGAGGACTACCCGTTTGGCATAGAAGATGAGTCAATCATAAAGTGCGAAGCATAAAGGATATGATATGAACACACAGCAACAAATACACTACTGGGCTCATATGCTTGATGAAGCATTTAACAAAGAGCAGTTTCTTTGCGAAGACAGAGAAGGCAAGAACATCAACCGTGCTGAGAAGTGGATCAAGCAGAACCATCCAGAAGTGATAGGCCAAAAGCTTGAGAATGGAACAACAATCACACCTAGAGTCTTGACACAAGAGATAAGAAACACTGTCCCAAACGTGCGTATGGCAGACTGCAAGTTCCTTGTTGGTGCAACTCGAATGTACTTTGACTTGCAGAATGATGTTCACGAGTTCTAGAGCAAGATGAACAAGCTCAACAAGATGCTGAAGATTATCTGCACAGCACATGCTGATGAGTATGACAATGACTTCAATGGACTTTCATTTGACGAGCTTGACAAGAAGTTCAGCGGTGCAGTGAAGAAAGAGCTTGACTCTGACAGAGACGAGATTAGCAAGCTGCAGCTTATCAAAAATGCTGCATACAAGATTGTTCCTATTGACTCATTTGATGAAGCATCTAAGTATGGAAAGTACACTTCATGGTGTGTGACACATTACTCAGACATGTATAGCAACTACACAAAAGGTGGCTTAGGCCGCTTCTACTTCTGCTTGCAAGATGGATTTGAAAATGTTCCTGAAGTCACAGGTGAAGGCAGTCCAATGGACACTTATGGCAAGTCGATGATTGCCATAAGTGTGAATGATGATGGATCATTGAACACTTGCACATGCCGTTGGAACCATGACAATGGCGGAGATGACAACATGATGGACACAAAAGAGATTTCGAAATTCTTCGGCATCGACTTCTACAAGACTTTCAAGCCATATGCTGCAGATGCTTTATGGAAGAAGATACTTAAAAAACAAGTTCCATAGTACAAATTAACTAAAGATAATGCAGAATTCTGCAAGACATTTGACTGTGCTGCTATTTATCCAAATGATGATGAAGACAATGACAGCTCAGTTGATTTCAAGAAACTAATAGATGGAAAGATTGTCACACTTCCATATGTTGACAAGACAACTACATACATCAATAACAGGTTTGTCACAATGAAAGATGGCAAGTTTGCTGATGCAGCGCCAAAGACAATCTAGCACATGTCAAAAAACGTCAAAGGAAACTTTGTCATTCCAAACAGCGTGACAAGCATCGGGTCGTATGCATTCTATGAGTGCAGTAGACTTACGAGCGTGACTATCCCGGACAGTGTGACAATCATCGGGTCGTATGCATTCTACTATTGCAGCAGTCTTGCCAGCGTGACGATTCCGGATAGTGTGACTAGCATTGAGCATGCAGCGTTCTCTAACTGCAGCAGCCTTACGAGCGTAACGATACCAGGCAGCGTGACGAGCATCAGGACGGCCACTTTCTCAGATTGTAGTAGACTTACAAGTGTGACAATACCGAACACTGTGACAAGTATTGGAAGCTTTGCGTTCTCTCATTGTAGCTCTCTTACGAATGTGATAATACCTAATAGTGTAACGAGTATTTAGGATTATGCATTTGAATAGTGTTCCAGACTTACAAGCATAACTATACCTGACAGTGTGACAAGCATTGGGAGGTTTGCATTCTATAGTTGCGGTGGACTTACAAGCGTGATAATTGGTAATAGTGTGGCAGACATTAGAGATCGTGTATTCCTTAATTGTAATAATCTAAAATAGTTGGTGTTCAAAGGCAAGACTATTGAGGAAGTCAAGGCAATGCAGAACTACCCATTTAGCATCAAAGACGTGTCAATCATAAAGTGCAAAGGCAGTCTCAATGAAAGCAAGCAGACATATCTCTAGAAGTACAAGAATGAAGCTGATGTTAAGAAGATTGTTGATGCATTCTGGCAGATCAAGAGCCGTCTTAGTGCTCCTCAGAATGACATTGACTGGTGGATCAAGAAGCCATTTGCTGACTTGAAGAGCTTTGTCTTGAACTACAATCCTGCAAACAAGAAACAGCGCAGAGACATTGACTACAGAAAGCAAGCTGTTGACAATGGTGCAAAGCTGCTTGACACAAGAGATGGATATGAGATCTGGTATGTGCCGACTTATGAAGCGATGAGGATTCTTGGGCGCTTCTACAAAGGACGGTCTGCTAAGTGGTGTGTAGCTTCTGATGACCCTGAGTTCTGGTTTGACAACCATGATGAAGATGAGTTTGTTGTGCTAGTGAGAGAGCATCCAAAGAATGATGAGTTTGACAAGATTGCTCTGTAGATGACTGGCCACGGCAGATACTTCAACTAGAAGCAGATCATACCTTGGGACTTAGAGAACAATGATGAGACATTCACTGCTAGATACTACATGACTGGTCTAGACTTAGCAGATGTTGAAGACTTGATCTACTATGCTTGGCAGCTGTTCAAAGACAGTGGTGAGCTAAGAGAGCAGTATTATAAAGTTGATTGATGCTAAGTGGAGAGTAAATATATAATACTAAAGGAAACTACTATGAAAAAACAATACACAAAGAAACAGATTACCGAGGCAATTGCCCACTGGAAAGGTGTTCTCAAGAGGATGGATGTCAATGAGTCAGTCAAAGGCGCACACTATAGCGACTTGCAGGCGCTTGAGATGTTTGACTAGATTGTAAAAGCTGTCATCAAGTACAGAGATGACCCAAGCTATGGTGACGAGGAGCTAGCTCAAGAAGTCAGCCAGCTTGTCCACGTAGTGCTTGATGATGACACATTCTGATGTTCAGAAAGAATGTGAAAGATAGAAGTGAAGAAGAAGCAAAAAAGAAGTTCTTCAAAGACACGCACGTATGAAGAGTACGACATAAAGGACTTAGAGATAACTTCGATCAAGGAAAAATTAGCATGAACAAGAAATATACCAAGAAGCAGATTACAGAGGCTATCACTTACTGGCAGAAGTAGCTGAAGATAGTAAATGAAAGCTTAACTGATGTTGGAATAGAAAACATCTAGTTTAGTGCTGATGGATCAGGCAGTGGCGATACTGCAATAAACAAACCTGGTGCAATAGTAATATGTGGCATTGAAGACTCTGAAAATGGACCATATGGACCATGCAAGTTCATTGCCAATCCTGCAATTGCAAACTTCTTTAGAGCGTTGCTTGAAGATGGCGGTAGGGATGGTGATGTTGTCATTAAAGTAAATGACTATACATTTGACAATGGTGCGCTTCATCTTATATATGGAACTAGCTATGACTAGCTTGAATAGATTACTGACAACTGTGTTGGCAATGACTAAACTGATGTCTATATAAATAAATCATTTAAAAGGACAATGACATGAACAAGAAGTACACCAAGAAGTAGATAACAGAAGCGATAGCCTACTGGGAAAGTTATCTAAATGAAAATAAAGAACTTAAAATGTGGAGTTATTGGTTAGATGTAAAAGAATTTTATGGCGGTTATTAGAGCCATAAGTATGAATATAATCCAGACACAGGAAAAGGTGGCATTGCAGCATATAATAAAGAAGATGCAGAAAAAAGAATTGAATAGATGCTTAAGCAGAAGGGAATAAAAATTGGTCCTGGTGAAAAAGTTCAAAGCATAATAGTTTGGGATAGGCCATATGCACTTCCGCCAAAAGTAAAAACAATTTCGCTTGGCGATATTGGTGATGTTTAGGTGCCAATGACGATCAATTTTGAAGATTTTAAGGCTGCTATACTTGATTTTGTTGCTAAAAAATTTCCATTAGAAAAATGATAATACTTTATTAAATTGATTGCTAGTAGACTCTCTATTTTAGAAACTAGAAGCAAAAAGGAAAACTGACATGAAGAAGACATATACAAAGAAGCAGATCACAGAGGCAATCACTTACTGGAAGAAGCAGCTTAGAACTGGAAACTACAAGAAGGTGAATGAAGCAGTAAATGATGCTGCTGGAATATTGCAAGCTATTGCTGTTGGATTGCTTAATGATAGTGCATTTAATCCATCTGGCATATATGGAAACAATGGCATATACTGGGAGTATCCTGAAGACAATGTCAAATATGTCATCGAAGTCACAAATGTTAGAAAAGTAAATGGTAATACATATATATGTGATGTGTCAGGTGGTTTAGAAAACTAGCCACTTGAGCAGTTTGGACAACAAAATTTTACAATTGACAGCATGCCATCAGAATATGCTTTTGACATGATTGTTGACAATATAGATCAATATGGCGCAAGGCTTGGCAATATGAGTGGCTTTTTAAATGCATTTGATGCACATACAGATGCACAAAATCTATATGACCTAATGTAATAGAAATACTAAAGGAAAACTGACATGAAGAAGTCATACACAAAGAAGTAGATCACAGAGGCGATCGCCTACTGGAAGAAGCAGCTCAGGACTGGAAACTACAAGAAGCTTGATGAGTCTTAGAGCCCAGCTAGTCTTGCAGGCAACATTGAACTAGAGCTTGACTGCACTTTAGAGAAGCCATACAAGAATGGCAGATATGCAGGAGACTACACGCATGAAGAGTTTGAAACGTTATGCTAGAAGCTAGCAAGAAAATATGATGTAAAAGTGAGTGTCTGCGTGCCTGGAGTTTCAGTAGCTGCTGCTACAATCAATGTCTCTGGTCCTGAACAGAATGTAAGGAAGTTCTACTAGAAGTTCTATGCTGGAAAGATCATCTCTAACGTAGAGTGGCAAGAAGCTAAAGAGACGTATGGAACTGAATATGATGACAGTCTAAATGAGTCTGCAAGCAAAAGATACACCAAGAAGCAGATAACTGAGGCTATTGCCTACTGGAAGAACAAGCTGAAGAAGCTAGATGAAGAATTTGGCACAGTTCCAAAAGCAGCTAAAGTAGGTGAAATTCGTGACTTACTTGCTAATGAGACAAGTGACTCAGACAACAGCTTGCTATTTAGGTTCATAGTCCCTACTCAAGTCATAAAGATCATTGCTGAAGACGTCTGCAAATCTGTTGGAGTAGACTTTGAGGAAAACTACGACAAGCTTGAAAAAGACATTTTTGACAAGTTTGAGTATGACTTCACACTTGAAGAGCCTGTGCTGGTTGACTGCCATAATGGAATTGCATTTACTACTGACTCAGGTGTAGTAGATATAAATCAGCTTAAAATTGGCTCATATTAAAATTGGCAATTACAAAAAAAATAGAAGCCACCTCATTGAGTGGCTTTCATTGTCTTCTCTATCTGCTAAATGTCATTTCTTCTACTTGACATAGATGTTGCAGATGCAAGGCTCGCCAATCTTCTTGTTCTCCTTGAAGTCTTTGCAATGGCACTTTGAGCCTTCACTCTTCGGTTGGCAAGGGCAGTAGCCTTCATTCTTGTCTATAGCATCAAGAATCTTGTTAACTTGAGCAGTGGTCAGCTTCTCATTCAAGCGGACTTTGTAGTCATTACCGCTCTCATCTTCCTTCTCTGGAATAGGCTCTGGCTCAGCTGGCTTATTAGCAAACACCGCATCAAGTGCAGCAACCATGTTCTTTGCGCCAGTTGCTCCTGTTTTCTACTTGCGAAGATCATTGCCAGTGATTGCCTTGTCAACTGCAATCTTGCCATTTGCATCATATAGCGTGATCCTGAAGCCAGGATACTGCTTCAATCCACCCTTAGTGAATATCCAGTCATGGAGTACCGCCCCCTTGTCCTTGTCTCCACTGTACTAGAACACAAAGTACGCATCTTGCTTTGCCATCCAGTCTTTGAATACTGCTTGCATCATGCACTTCTCAGCTGTCATACAGTATCCACATGCATCACCATTAGACCAAGCAGGTGACGATGAACTTTCCTTCTTTCTTTGCTTTTGCTAGAGCAGTTTTGTAGTCAGTGTTCCACTCGCCAACTTTTGGAGTCTTAGTTGAGCGGAGCTTCACGAATTCTGCAGTTGTTCCCATTACATTTTCCTTTATTGTTTTTAAATATATCATACGTAAAAATAATTAAAGCTCCTTATTAAAGGAGCTTTAACCAAAAGAAAGACCACATTATCCTAAGATTAGTGCTTCTTATTTCACCTCAATCTTAAGGATGTCATCTTTCTTGTCTTCAACTGCTTTTGCAGGAAGATTGATTCTAAGCATTCCATCATCAGCAGTAGCAGAGATGTTCTTCACATCAACAGCATCAGACAATGGCATGGAAAAACTAAAGCTTTGATAAGAGATGTTGCTAAAATCCATCTCTTCATCTTTGACTTTGTTTTCAGAACCACAAGTCACATTCAAGACATTGTCTTTCACTTCCACATTGACTTCATTCTTCTTGAATGGCGTGTATGGAAGCTCAATTGCCCAACTTGTGACTTTTCCAGAGTCGTCTTTCTTTGTGATCAAATTATGCGGACGACCAATTATCTTCTTTAGACCACGGTTCTCAAATTTAGATCCATCTGATAGAAGTGGATAATTGAACATTGCGTCCATATTTCTCCACATGCGGTCCATTTGTTCGAATATTGAATACATATTTTTACCTACTTTCTTTAATCGTTGTTAATTCAATCGATCTTTCTTTTGCTAGTTTTGATGTTGGATGTCTTCCTAACTATCTCAACTAACAATAAATATATACCTCGCTAGGCATAGAACTCTTCATTCTATGCCTAGACACAAGAAATTGAACTTATTTCATAAGCCAAGCTCTTTAAGTATGTCTTCAGAGTCATCAGGCTCTGCTACTGCTTCTGTAGACTTAGGCACATCTAGTCCTTCATCATCAGGATCATCTACTAAGTCATTAGAGGCACCTGTCTTATCTCCAATAAGATCATCAATGTCATCAGCACTAATGTCATCTGTCTTAACTGGCATATCATTTGTTGGAATAGAAGTCTTTTTCACTGACTTCTCTTCAGTATCAGTCTTATAGACAGGAATGTCATCATCTTCTGGAATGTCATTGTTAGATATTGCACAGAACTTATTGTAGAACTCATCTACTTCAGATTCATCTGGTATAGAATAGTATGTCTCATCAAAAGCAAATCCATCAACGCTTTGACTATTGATAGCTGGGATCTCGTATGGTTCAGTAGAGAACTTTATCTTGTCAATGACAGTCTTCTTGTACTGCTTTCCATTCTTGCCTTCTTCTACTGTCTGAGAGACATGGATAAGGCAGTCAACAGCTTTTCCACCATTGAAAATAGGGACTTCTCTGCACTTAGCGTCAGCAATGCTACGGAACTTCTCATACACATCTTTGTCGCTGAATATTATGACCTTGAACTTTCCATTGTTCTTCTCATAGTTTGGGTCATTCCTTACATATACTGGAACAATTGCCTCATATGAGGTGCCGCATGACCCAGCCTTTTGGCGAGCTGCAATGTCTGTCTTGCCAGACTCACGATATATAGACCACTGCTGGCCAACAAAATTGCAGATCTTGCATGATGATGCCTTTGGCCCTTCAGTCTCAATCCATGGAGTGCTCTTAGTGCATACAACTTTCTCTAGATGCTTCTTGCCTGTCTTAGGGTCTGTGACCCAAGCCTTGTGAATAGCCCTTCTAATGTGTGGGTCATCGCGACCAACCTTTGATCCGATGCCGAGAAGACGAACACGGTAATACGTACGTTCATCCTTGCATGGCTGCAAGAACATCTCTAGATTACTGTTCTTCTTCGGAGCACCCATTGTCTTTGAATGCTTTGGAAACGATGATATGAATGTGCACATCGATTTCTTTCCTTTATTTAGTGTTTGTTTATTTGTTTATGGAACCTACATCAAACCATTGGTGCAGGCAAATAGATCATACTTTCTTAGGCTATTGCTTGTTTCTGATCTTCCAAATCAATTTGTCAGTGAAGTCAATAGGATTTATATAAGTGTTCTTCTCTTGTAGAAAAGCTTTGTTCACATCTGAGTGGTATATGTCAAAATGCTCATCTAGTAGTCTCAATTCTTGTCGTGAAAAATAGTCGAGCTTGCATATGACTTTCTTGAAATTAGGTATTGCTGCAAAAAAATACAATGATATTTCACCAGTGATTATAGTATTTCCAATTTTCTTTGAGTCAATCAGCATCCGCAGAAAGTCTTTTGTTGTGAAATACCCTTCTTTTATGCATCTTTCAGCAATGTTTTTTGCAGATTTTATGAACCATTTGTATATCTTCTTCCTTAAGTCAACATTTTTCATGTGCAGTATGTATTTGTCTATCATTTTTGTTGATGCTAAGCAAACATCTAGTGTTGATTCATTTATTCCACACCGCACGCAGTATTTTATGTAAGGCTCATAGTCAAAATTGTTTAGTTTGGCTATGCTAGCAAATCTATCAAACAAGTCTTTGTTTTCTAGATAGAGTTTTTTTCCTGACACTAGCTTCAAAGGAATAGACTTGCTCTTGTATGGATTTTGAAGACGTCTATAGTACTTAAAGATTTTTGCAACATGTTCTCCATTAAAATATTGAGCATCTTTTCTTTGTAGTCTTTCTTCCATGGTATGATCCAAATCTAATGTCTTTGGCATATGGCTTGTTTTTCAATGTCTTCTATATTTTACGGACAAACAAGCCTTTGAATATGCTTGGACAAAGTCTAAACAGAAACTTGAAGAAGTCTAGTACTGTCATATTGTAGTCTTTCAATATCTACTGCATCAAATCAACATCATTGAGTAGATCTATTATTGCATTTCGTTTGATAGACTCGTTTGATTGTTCTGCTGACAGTCCAGGATGCTTTTTTAAGATATGCTCATACAACTACCAATAGTCAAATGCGCCAATGTCAATGTCATTTATGCAGAAAAACCTTGACAAAGAAGAGTTTGAGTTGATTTCAGCAAAAGGAACATCTACATATGGAACTGTTTTGTTGTTGTCATTTTTCTGCTTGCTGTCAATAGACTGCTCTTTTGGTTTAAATGGCTTTTTTATAGCTTCAATGACCTTTGTCGCAGTATCTTTTATAGATGCTTTTTTTACTGACTGTAGAGTTTTGCTCTTTTTATTTGAAACTCTTCTACTAACTGATGTGTTCTATGATTTGCGTGATGTTTTCTTCATATAGATATTGTACATCTGCCTAGCATTCACAGTGCACTAAGACTGTTGTTTTCAATTTGCTGCATATTTGCTCTCATGCCTTTTACTCCACTTCCAACATCGTGCAGACTGTCATTTATCTCATCTATGCCCTCACTACGCGAAGTGGTATACGTTTCAGTCAATACCAAGTTGCTTTTGTCAACAGTGAACCGTATAACAGACCCTACTTGCCCGCCAAGACGATTTTTCAATATTCGAGCTTGTATCTCTCCTGCTTCTCTATCCTCTTGCACCTGGAACAATGCCATCAAGAAGTCTGCAGTGAAGGCAATCCCTCTAGACTGTGAAATGTTCTCCATGCCAACATTCTCATTGTTCATGCCTTCTGTGTTTGTCTGTATAGCACTTATCACTGGAGCTTTAAACTCATAGCTTATTGCACGAAGCTTCTCTGACACGTCAAGGCCATCTAAGAACATGTTGTCACTCTGCTTGCTAGCTGACTTGACTAAGTTCAAATAGTCAATGATGATTGCATCAAAACTATGGCCATTTGCCTTTAGACTCTCAAGATATGCACGTATGTCATTTGATGTGACTGACTTAGGTGGATACTCTTTTATGTATAGATTTGCAGTAGGGTGCTCTTTATAGAACTTCTTTATTGAGTCAATAGCACGGTCTTCGCACTCATTTAGGTGGTTTATGTCTTCTTTTGATATGTGTGCGTCAAAGCGCTGTGCATAGACATCTTCAGACATCTCAAGAGATATCACAACAACACTCAATCCTTGCATCAAGAAGTTGACTGCAAGGTTTGACAAGAACAGTGACTTTCCAAGACCAGCTTGAGCCATCACCAAGTAAAGTGATCTTCCATCTTTCAAGAATCCACCATGTGTATAGACATCAAGACTTGGCCATAAAGTAGGTATTTTTGCATCAGGGTTCTTTATGTACTCCCAGTGCTGCTTCATAGCTTCTTCATTGAAGTAGTTCAACCCTAAGTCTGTGTCATTGAATGTTATCTTTTGGACACGGTCAAAGTTCTCAAGGCATTTTGCAACAACCTTCTCATATCCATCTTCATTGTTGTTCAATAGACCAGCATTGTCATACAATGCATTGTAGAATGCATTTCTACGTATGAACTCTTTGAGATTGCTATTCACAACTTCATCAGGAATGTTCAGGTCAAATGTGTTTATGTCATTCAACAGCTCATTTACCTTGGACATCTCTATGTTTTCTGCTGGATACTTCAATGCATAAGACTTTGCCATTGCAGCTAAGGTCTTAGAGCTCGGAGCTTGGCCATATTTTGAGTAGTACTTCACTTGAAGATCAGCTAAAACAGCTAGATTCTCAGTCTTGAAGAAACGTCTGTCAAACGTGCCAACTAAGATGTTCATCCACTTCTTGTCAAGAGAAGCTTTTTTGAAGAGCATCTTCTCTATGTCATCTCTACTAAAATCTAATTCCATCATCTAAACTATACTTAAATAGCAAAAATCGGCTAAGCAGTTGAAGCTTAGCCGACAATATTTTCTAGACTACTAGCAAGATCAATTCCAAGAACTGTATCCATTGTGGCTGTATGGATTGTATGCATCAACACGTGGTTGACGAAGACCATTTTGGACAGGCGGTGTGTTGTTTGGAGCAAACTTCTTCTGGTTTGGAGATACACCATTTGATGCAAGTCTATTGTTTAGCTCATCTAATTGGCATGTCAAGTTTGCATTCTCAAACGTCAATTCTGATATCTTCAGAAGATATCCATCAACATCATCTCTAAGCGCTTTCACTTCTAACTGCAGAGAAGCGCTGTCTTTTGAGAGCTTAGATGCATCAGAAAGCTGCTTCTTTAGCTTAGCATTCTCATCCATCAAGTCGTGGATTTGGTCAGCCGCAGTCTTAAGTTCAGCAAGTCTTTCAGCATATTCTGCAACTCTGTTTTCAAGATCTTCTTTTTCTTTGACAATAGAAGAATATGACTGTTCAAGAGCATCATACTTCTCAAGCTTCTCTTTCATCTCAGCTGTCATGATTCCATTTCCAACTAAAGATGAGTCTTTAAATGCAGTGTTCTCTTTAGTAGTCTCTTCAGTAGTCTGCTCAACTGGAACGCTGTCAAGAAGACTATTTGGTTTAACTTTTCTTGCCATCTCAATGTCCTTATTTTCTAATTATAGAGTACTTACTTATTTAGTTATTTTTTCAAATTAAATCAATCATCATTAATTTCTTCTTCAATTGCATCAAGCTCCTTTGATGTTGCATTTGAGTACTCCATCAACTCTTTGCTCTTTTCATTGAACTTCTCGATGAATGAATTCCAGATTTCATCATTCTTGACAAGCTCTTTGTATGTGATTCTCTTGCCTTCTCCATATGTTGGACATGTATATCCACCACGGACTTCTTGCAAGAATCCAAGCTTGACTGCATCTTCAATAAGACCATCGTACTTTGCAATGCCAGTGTTGAAGTCAACATATATTGTAGCAGTGTATGCTGGCTTGCAGACTCTGTTCTTGACTACAAAGAACCTGATCTTGTTTCCTTTGAAGAATCCAACATCATCATTCTCTTTCTCAAGACCGGTCATGAAGTCAGTGTCTGTTGACTTGATGAGGAGTTTCTCGCACTGAAGAATCACATGAGAAGCAAATTGGATTCCAAGACCACCTGCCATGTTGTGGACTTTGCTTGCAAACATTGCACCAGGATCTTGGTATTCATGATTGATGACAATCAACGTAGCATTTGACATGACTACGCGCATCATCAAGCCACGCATCATGTTGTTTTTCATTTTGGCGCCAATTCCCATGTCCATTGATGTCTTGTCTTTGTTGACTGCATCATTGACAAGCTTGTCTGCTGCTAGAGCGCCGTATGAGTCAAGAATGCACATTGCTCTGATGTCGTCATTGTTGTCAGGGTCAGCTAGATACTCTTGATGAGCTTTCACAAGCATGTCATACACTTGCAGCATCTTAGTTGAGCATTGCTCAATTGAAGCAACTGGAATATGGTTGACTTTCTCCATGTCAACTCCATACTGCTCAAATATGTTCACAAGCGTGCCACCTTCAGAGTCAAAGATGTACACTACATCTACTTTGTTGTTCTTGAGTGCAAGTGCAGCTGTACTAGCAGCAATAAGTGACTTGCCAGAGCCAGACTACCCAAACAATGTGACAATTCTTCCACGAGGCACACCTTTGTGGATGTCACCTGTCAAAACTCTGTTCAATGCATAGCTACCCGTGTCAAAGAACTCTTTGACGTCAGCGTATGATGACTCGGACAAAGACTCTGCACCAGTAGTCTTCTTGATACTTTTCAAGGCGTCTTTCAATTTCATATATGTCTTTCCTTTAAATAGAATATACAACTATAGACTTCAAGTTATCTACTTGCTTCTACTTTTGCTTTTTCCAACTATTCTGCCTAGATAGTTCTTCACAACAATGTAGAACATTGTCAATCTAATTATCTTTATTCTACGGGATGTTGTGGCGCCCTTGTTCTATAATGCATACTCAATCTCTTGGGTTATCCAAGGGCACTGCTTTCTATCAATGACTTGCTGCCAAATCTTGTTGATCTTTGACTTTGTTGCTGGTTTTCTATTGTAGTAGTAGTTTATGCGGCTGGCTACTCTATCTACACTAGCAGTGCTAAGTCTAAAGCCAATGTGCTGTCTAAGAACCATAAAATACTAGTACATTGGATGGTCTTCATCCAATAAGTCATTGACCATTATGTCACTGTTTTTGTCAATGACATATGGCTCAAATAGACTACGTATTCTCTTTAGCACAAATTTTGTCAGCGTTGTTTTCCTGAATTCAAGCGTATACTCAATGTAGTCATTTTTGTCAGTCAATATAGCAAGATCAATTGTGCCATATTTTCTATATGGCTTTACAGCAAACAAGTGCTTTATGTGGATCTTCTATTTGACTAGCATAGATATATCATACGCATTGAGGCATCACGTCTTAACATGTTAGCAACACCTAAGTAAATAATAACTATATGGAATTTTAGAGTTATAACTCCGAGTTGGCAATCTCGAACATTTTGTTCAAAAAACTGTTCAGCAACATTCGTATAGGGCGTACTGACTCAAAAGGAAAAGAAACCCAGATTCAAGTGCCGTGTGTACTTAGCCAAAGATCACGAATAATAAAAAATCTTGAAAACCCTGAAAAACGTGGAAACATAAAGCTTCCAATGATTGCAATAAATCGTACAGGGTACTCTAGAAATGGTGATCGTCTGAACAATCTCCACAATGAAGTCAAATATGAAATAAGTTCGTCAGATAGAAGATACTAGTTGTTGACACCTGTACCTGTTGACATAACATATGATGTGTCTATAATTGCAAAATATCCAGCAGACATTGACAAGATTGCTTCAAACTTCATGGTGTTCTTCAATAGTGACATATATGTGTCTAGTTAGCACCCAAAGTTTGAAGGGGTGAAGATGAACAACTAGGTGATAATGTCTGACTCTATAAGCGAAGAGCACCCAGATGAATTTGATGGCTCCTAGGATGACATAACAACTGCAACATTCAACTTTACGTTCAAGACATTCTTGTTTGGTGGAACACGATAGGCAAAACTAGTGCCATAGAAGATCTTGTCATCTTGCACATCATCTTTCATTTCATCAGAAATCATTGAAATACAGCCAAATGAGATTGACTAGTTCCAAAAAGACCATCCGAACTAGGCAGTGTCTGCAGTACTGACAACTTGGGTAACGGCTGATGTCTCAACATACGTTGACAATCCAAACACTAGTGCTGATGTGTATGATGACATCCCTATAGTAAACAAGATAGACTTTGGCTTCTATGTTGTTCCGTAGAAGCATGACATATAGGAATACATATAGAGTGTAGACAATGGCTGCTTTGGCCCACATGACCATGAAAGCATATGCAGCTACATATCAAGTGATGCATACATAAGAAATGAGCCAAGAGTCTATGATGACCCATATGCCCCAATGGCTAAAGACAAAGGTTGGCCTCTGTCAACATGCTAGTCAAGTGCTTTTGTAGATCCACTTTAGACTAGTGGAGACTACTATGATGTCGTTGACTGGAATTGCACACTTGCTCCATATGTAGACAAACTATATTGGAAAATAGACGCTGGATCACAGTATGAGTTCCCAAACAATGTGAGTTGGGAAAGAGGATGATAGGCATTTCTAGCTCAATTAAGTGAACTATGATGCATTTCACACGTTTAAGATGCTTGCTGCAGTTTCTCAACCACCATTCAGCTGTTTTTCTGTGATGACATGGAATTCATACCCTTTTGAGCGTGCAAGAGCTTTTGCTGCTTCCCATTTGCTTTGGTTTGTCATCCATGTCATCTGTGCCTTCACATCATTCCGTGCACGTCCTTTTGGTGGTCTTGTCTCAGACTCAGGCTTTATCTCTACCCAAATTGTCTTTCTTACTGGGCCAGCTTTGACAACAATAGAGAAGTCAATGAAGTACCTACGCACACGCCCTCGTGCTCTGTCAAAGTACTTTATTGATGTCCCTTCATATCCCCATGAGACAATGTTTGGATTACGGTCAACATACATCATAAACCGCAGCTCAAGCGCACTTTTGTACTGTGGTTTTTCTTTGCCTATGTATTTTTCTGGATGCTGTGGAATAAATTCTCCACATGCTGCATTTGAGTATTTTCCTCTGTGTGCTTTGTCTGCTATGTGTACCATCAATGTTTAATTACTTAGTGCTGCTATAAGTGGGTTTTCTTGATGAAAATCAGCAAGAACTTTTTTCACATTTCTCTCATCTTTCCACTTTCCATTGCTTATCATCCAAAGCTTCATCTGCAGAGAGTCATATGTCATAGAGTCAAGAACTTTAGGGCTTGTGAAAAGATGCGTGTCATTTTTTGCCAATACAGCATCATTTATGTCTTTTTCTTTAGTCTTAGCGTCAAACCAAACAAAGAACTTTGATGCTTTAGCATTCTCAATCAGCTTCTTTGTTGCTGAAAAGCCTGGAATGTCATTGTCAAATGCAGCAACAACTTCATGATATGGCCATCTCTCTTTTATAAGAGCCATTTGATAGCTAGTTATAGACTTTGTGCCTGTTGCAATGCCATTCTTCACAAACAGACTGTCATACACTCCTTCAAATGCAAATATCTTTCTATAGCTTGGATCAACGTTGTCTAGGCCATAGACTACTTTTTTTCTGCCTTTTGGAAAGATGTACTTCATTGACTTAAATTTCAAGAAGTCGTTTACTTGATAGTACACAATTGATCCATTGATTCGCCAAGGAATCAATATGTACTCTTCAGTGCCATCTTTTGACATGATAGAGTACAGATCCTCTTTCAAGAATGGCGCATCTAGAACTTTTCTTCTATTCAAATATTCTCTTGCTTTGTCACTTAAAGGCATTTTTGTAGGCAAGTCAATTGGCTTCAAGTTGAACAGACTAGGTTCATCATCAATTGAATTTGGCTTCCATACTGCTGCTGACAGTGAATTGTCAAGTCCAGACTTCAAGAACATCTCAACATATTCTCTATGGATAGACTCATAGTCTGAGCCAGACAAGAGCTTCAGCATCTTTATTCCAGACAAACTTACCCCACAATTAAAGCAAAAATAACTAGCATTTTTTAAATACACCCAGCCACGCTTCTTTGTTGACGACTTTTTAGAGTCACCACAGACAAAACATCTACAGTTTATCTTGTCACCAACTCTAACATATGGCTGTGGTAGATACTGAATGATCTTGTCATCTAAAAATTGAATATATTCATATGAAAGCATTGTCAATCTTTCTTTTTGTCAATGTCATCATCAATTTTTCTCTTCAACATCTCATTCGCAACTTTATCAAGAACTTCTATATTTTCAGGCACCATTGTTATGAAACTAACAATCTCCCACATACTCAAATCTACTGTGTTGTATTTTCCTTCTATTAGATTATATGTCAATACAGAATTCTTGTCTTTTGTCTTTATGCCATCAAATCTTGACCTTAGAGCTTTCTTCTTCTAAGAAGCTTTCACAGATGAAAACACTGATATGAATCTTGTATTTGATGTGCATACAATCTCTTTCATTGTAGCATGGCCTTTTGGCCTAAACCGTAAATGCACTAGATTGTACTATAGAAACAACTCAAGATCTTGTTTGCTGTGCTTAAGCTTAGACCATTTTGCTAAGTCATTTGCTGCAGCTTCAAGCACAGAGTTGCCTGATTTAGCCATCTTTTCTATCAAGTCTAGCATCATTATCCTTTCAACAGTGTGCTATAGACATTGACATTCAAATATGTCCCATTTTTTCCATCGATATGCGTTTTGCTAAGAAGGCACCCTTTGTCCATATAGCCAATGACTATGTCATCTGACTGTATGCAGTTAAACAAATTCACTCTTTCAAGATCAACTATTAAGCTCTTGTCTTTAGGAATCAATCCAAACGTGACTAGTCCAAACTTCAAAGTTATCTCTTTTCCAATGTCTACTTTTCTATTTCCTAAAGTTGCAAACACTGTGTTTGCCTCCATGTCATCATTTGTCTCAAGGTATATGTTTATGCTCTTTGAGTCATTGAACAAAAATGAATGCCCATTGACTCTCTTTATCAAGTCACTTGTTGTCTTGAATTCAAAGAGAGGCTGCATTTTTGTCTCAATCTTCTTTGACACCCACTTTGTTATTGTAGATTCATTGCATGTTGAGTACTTCATCTTGAACTTCTTAGACTTAAACAGTAGATTTGGTCTAGTGTACTTTATCTCAAGAACTGAAAAGTCATCGCTGTGTATCTCTTTTGCAGTAGCAAGAACTTTATTCAACATGTTTATGTTGTCAATGCAAAAGTCAAATGTGTCTTTAGAGCACACTGAATTTGTTGTGAGCTCACATCTTGCTGCAACATCTCGTGCGCCATATATCTCAAGTCCATTTGGTGAAAACAATAATTTCGCTGCATCTACTAGCTTTGCAGCAGACTTCATTGTCTCAAAAAACAGATTAAAGTCATTTATCTCTATTATGTTTGCCATATAGTTAAATTTTAACTGTTCTAGATGCAGTTTAAACAGACTGCATATGTGATTCAAATTGTTTTTTCATTGCAATGTGCTTTTCAACAGCTGAATCTTTAGGTATAGGGAAATTCCACTTTGACCGAAACTTGAGTTCATTGTCTAGAAAAGAAGGTGTCAATATAGAACGTCCAATAGAATAATGGCACAAGTCTTTCTGGACCATTACACCAAGTCTAAGCTTGTATTTCATCACAGCTTGACAAGATATGTCAGTGTCATAGAAGTCAAAATCACCTATAGATTCATCAAATTCTATGTTTGACTCTAGCGCTCTACGCGTAAATATAATGCATAGGCCATCAATGCATGCAACTTCAGCATCCATTATGTTAGGTGAATGGTCACTAAAATAAGAAGTTTGATCTCCTAGCTCGCCGTGTGTCACACATCCCCACTTGTCATATGGAGTAGGATTGCTGCCAGTCCACCAATTCAATGGACTTTGAGAGACATTTAGTGTAGATGTTCCACACAGCCCTATTATGTCATATTTAGGTCCAACTTGCTTAAGATGCTCTATAAACTTACTAGCATTGAATGACACATCAGCATGCATCAGCACTAGATAGTCACACTTAGCTTCATGGCGTTCTATTGACAAGAATTTATTGTATAGTCTAGGCAAACTTTCGGTGTTGTTGTGCACATAGTCAACATCAATGTCTGCTATGTCTTTAGCTGCATCAAATCTATCTTGCAGCATCTTAAAACTTGTGTCTTTTGACACGATGACAAACTTTATGCGCATCACTTTTACTCCTCTATGAGCTTGTCAACAGCATCATCTAGACTACTAGATGTGCTTTCTTCAACAAGTATCCAACGTTTAGCTTCAATGTGCTTATTGGCCAAACTCACTATTTTGTTGTTTGAGTCATTTACAACCCTAAAATTGCTTGCCTCAGCGGGAGTCAATTTCATCCACTGCTTTTGGTAGACTTTGTCACCATCATACTTTACTTCAATGTCACCAATTGTGACAATCTTTGGCTTAGGCTTTACAACAAGATTTGTATGATGGCCTAAACCAACAGCCGGATCTAGACCAGCAGCAGGTTGAGGCATATCTGGCATGTGTGGAGAAATTGGCTGAGAAGACACTGTAGCGTTAGGCTGCGAAATAGGGATTGCTTGATTGTTCTGTGGAATTCTTGACCCACTATTGTCTGTTGTGGTTGGCTCATCAACAAATGGATCAATTTCTCTGATGACTTTTATCTTTTGGTCGCACATTGCATACTGCTTCTGCAATTCCATGAACTCTTTTTTGTCAGCAACTTCTATGATGTTAGGTCTTCCTCCATCGAGCGCAGGATCACTTCTTACAGGACGCCACTGTGGCTGACCATTGTTAAAGTCGGCCTTTTCATAGTCAGCCTCATACACTTGGATCTCAAGCTTGTGTTTTCTTTTACGTTGTGTTTTTTGCTCAATATTAGTAGCATTGTCACTCATAGCATTGTCTTTCTTTTTGTAAAATAGGTTTTTGAAGAAATCTACAATTTGCATATCAAAATATAATGTACATGCTTAAAGCACATTGATTTTTGAAATGTCATTGGTCTTGACAACTTGGACAAGTCGGTCAAACATCTCAACACTTACTTCAGGTCTATGGCTAATGACAAACACATTTTGATCTTGACTTCTAGAGTACTCTTTGAGTATGCTTACAATGCTCTCAACGCACTGCGAGTCAATTGCGCTGTCAAAATATTCATCTAAAACTAGTAGATTTGAGTTTAAGCCGTTTCGTATAGACATAAAGTCTCTAAAGGCAAATGATGTTGCAACCATTATGCGCATACGCTCACCTGCCGAAAAGTTGCTCCACTCATATGTGCCACTAGATGTAATGAATTCATAGTCCATGTCTTCGTCAAATTCAACATAGTACTTTGCTCCTAGTTTTGTCAAATAAGTCTTTATCTTGTTGTTTAAGAGAACAATCAAGTCTTTTATTATGAATTTTCTTATTGTGTCTTGTGACACAATGCCTTCAGCAAACATCAAATACTTAGATGTCTCTTCTATGCTGCCAAGTCTTTTTGACTCATCTTCAATCTCAGCACTATTTTTGTCTAGAAGGTCAACATATGGGTTATTGGCATTCTTCTCTTTGCTGAGATCACTTCTTGCTGAGTCTAGATCTGACTCAATTCTAGCTATAGCTCTGCTAGCTTTAGTTGACTCTTCAACTAGCTCTTTTAGTTTAGACTGTGCAGAGTCAATCTTGGCCTTTGAAGACTTAACAGTTGATTCTGACTCTAATATCTTTGAATGAAGACTCTCTTTTGACTTGTCTAGTTCGCGTCTCTTCTTGTCTATCTTGTCTATTTCATCAAGTAGAGTGTCAAGATTATAGTGCTGCATGAATACTAGCTTGCATTTTTCACACAGTTTCTCTAGAATGTCTTTGTGCTTACCCACTATTTTGCTTCTTGTTGACTTTGACTCATCAAGTTTGTGCACATTCAAGTCGATCTTCGCGTCTTCCAACTGAAGACTATGCATAGCTTCAACTTCTTTGTCATAGTTGTCTCTAAGCTTTCCAATTGCCAATTCAAGCTTTGCTATAGTAGTTGCATTTGATGCCACTTCAATGCTCTTAGCTTCTTCATATTTCTTCTCTAATAGAGAAATTGACTCAGAGATGACTTTTAGTCTAGCTTTACGAGACTCTTCAAACTGAGACATTCTCTTTTCATAGTCATCGTGTGACTTGTTAAGCACTAATATTCTGTTTTGGCATGCCAGTGACTCTTTGTCTAGTGCTAAATTGTCTTTTCGTATCAACTTGTACATGTCTTCAAACACACCAATGTCAAACAGCTTTTCAACAAACTCTTTCTTTTCGGCCTTCTTTAGCATATAGAAGTTGTATGTTTGGTCTGCTGTCAAAAGCATAGTCCTAAGAAATATTGACACGTCGCAGTGGACAATGTCTTTTTCAATGAAGCTCTGTGTCTCAGATAGTGTAGACTTTGTCAAGTCAATTTCATTTCCATTGTCTATCTTGTACAACAGAAGATATGATGACTTGCCTTTTGCTAGGCCTCTACGTATCTTGTAGTCTTCTCCATCAATTGAAAATGTCAAGACTAGATCCATATCTTTGTCTTTTACATACTTGTTGACTAGATTCTCATTTTTTATCTTTGTTTGAAGTTGGCCAAACAATGCATATAGAATTGAGCTAAAGACCTGTGTCTTGCCACAGCCATTTTTTGCTCCAGGAATGTCATTGTTCTTTCCTTGGACTAAGTTCATGCCTTTGCATGATGCTATGTCAAATGACTCATCTGCAAATGACATGAAATTTCTAATCTCTATTCTTTTGAAGTCTATTCTCATCAGTCTTCTCCAATTGCAGCAATATAGTATTTCTTCATTGTAGTTAGCAGTTTTGCTCTGTCAATCTTTGCATCTTCTAGAACCTTGTCTTCTAGTTGGTCTATATACTGTGCAATGTAGTCAAGTTTGCTCTTCTTCAATGCTGCTACAAAACTGTCTTGGTGTGCTACATCGTCTTTTGAAAAGTTTAATGCAACTTGATAGTCAGGCAATAGTTCTTCATATGGTTTGAAGCTTTCTATCTTCTGACTTATTTTCATGTCATCTTCTAGTGAAATGTCAATGTCATAGACTTTTTGGACAATGTTTCTAGTTGCTAGACTAAAGTCAAAACTATCTATGCCTTTCTTCATGATACTGCTGCTCTTGAATATGACATGCTTTGGTATTCCACTTAATTCAGTGAATTTATAGTTGCCAAGCTCATCAATCTCATAATATCCACATTTACAGCCAATGTCTCCTAGATTTTGCTCATATGGACTGCCAACAAATATGAATTTACGGCCTTTGACTGTCATCTCTTTGTGCTGGTGTATATGGCCGGCAAATATTGTCCCTTTTGCTTTTGCTAGCTCTATAAAACTGCCAAGTAGATCTTCTGGCTTGCTAGAATGCTCTGTATTCTCATTCAAATAAGAGTCGCTGTCTAGTTCAATAGAAACGTCATCTGCAGCATCAAGCACTCTAGAGTGCTCTTGAGCATAGCTTGCTATCAAAAACTTTGATGATATGTCAAAATGCCCAAACATAAAATCATATGACTCTACTTTGAATTTACTTAAGTCAGACAACCAGGGAACAAGTAGAGCTTTTTTAGCATTTATGTCTATTTCTATTGGCTGTGAAACTACATGAACATTATTGTTGTCTCTAAAGATGTTTACTGAACTTACATCAGTAGAATTCTTGTTGAAAAGATCGTGATTTCCTAGCACCATGTAAACTTGGCATTTTTTAGCAAGTGCTTGAAGGCATCTATGCGCAATGTTCAATGTGTCAACTGTCAAAGCATTTCTCTAATGGAAGTAGTCGCCACAAAATATTATGTTGTGTATACTATCTTTGTCAATAGCATCTAGAATTCTTTTTATAGCCAAAACTCCTATTTTTTGCCTAAGTGGAGAATTGCCTTTAACACCAAAATGCTGGTCAGTGAAGACTAATGTCTTTCCAATTAATTTATCCATATTTAAATATATGTATACTAAAATAGGCAACTTTAATGAAGTTGCCCATCATTTAGTATGAATTCAACATCTACGATGTCACATCATATTTTGCTCACTGCTCATGTTTGAGCCAGTTGTAGACTTTTCTTCAACATAATCTGTTATCAAGCAGTCTGTTGTAAGAAGCAGTCCACCAACACTTGCTGCATTCTGTATTTCATTGACTACAACTTCACTTGGATCAATTATGCCATCTTCTATCATGTCAACGTATTGTTTTGTTATTACATTGTAGCCATGGCCAGCTGTCATTTCAGATATCTTGCCAATGACAATAGATGAATCAACACCAGCATTTTCAAGAATCTTGCGTATTGGAGCATCAAATGATGCTGCCAATATCTTAGCGCCAATCTTCTCATCATCCGACAAACCACTAGATGCAATCCACAGCTCAAGATCTCTTTTTGCCAACAGCAGTGTGACACCTCCACCATATACAACGCCACTACGCTCAGCGGCCTTTGCTGCTGCAAAAGCATCATCAACGCGATCTCTTTTTTCTTTGCGTTCAGCATCTGTTGTTGCTCCAACTGATATGATTCCAATTCCAGATGTAAGCTTTGCTAAGCGCTCTTGCATTTTTGTCTTGCTGTATGTGTCATTCGATGATGCAATTGCATTACGTAGACTTTTTGCTCGTTCTTCAATTGACTCTGCAGTGCCAGCACCACCTATTATAACGGTGTTTTCTTTGTTCACTATGACTTTCTTTGCTCTACCAACTATTCCGCTGTTGACAGTAGCATTCTCAAGTCTTATTCCTGTCTCATCACTTACAACTCGTCCACCACAGAGAATAGCAATGTCTTCAAGAATAGCTTTTCTATTTTCTCCATATGATGGAGCTTTTATTGCGACACAGTTGAATCCACGCAGTTTGTTAACAACAAGCGTTGACAAGATGTCATCTTGTAGATCTTCTGCAATTATTAGCAGTGGAGCACCAGACTGTGTGACTGTCTGAAGGCATGGCAGTAGTTCTTGAATGTTTGCAAGCTTCTTTTCTGCAATCAAGATGAATGGATTTTCTAGTTCTGCCTCATTAGTCTCAGCATTTGTCACCATGTAAGGGCTTATGTAGCTTTGGTCAATTACCATGCCTTCAACAATACGGCTGTGCAAATCCATTGTATTGCCATCTTCGACCTTTATTGTGCCATCTTTGCCAATTTTGTGCATGACATCTGCAATAGTCTCTCCAATTTCTTTGTCATGGTTTGCTGAAACTGTTGCAACACGTAGAATGTCTTCTCTTGTGGAGACTGGTTTTGCTATAGATTTGACAAATTCAACTGCATGCTTTGCTGCAGCAGATATGCCATTCTTTATGTGTGTTGAATTGCTGCCAAGTGACACATACTTAAGACCATTTTTGTATATAGATGCAGCAAGAATAGTTGATGTTGTAGTGCCATCTCCACATTTAGCATTTGACTTTTCAGCAACTTCTTTTATTGCATTTGCTCCAAGATTTTCAAGACGGTCTTTTAAGTCAATAGCTCTAGCGCATGTCACACCATCTTTAGTGCTGTGGATTGACCCAAATTCATCAATTATAACATTACGGCCACCTGGACCTAGTGTTATGCTAACCGCCTTCTCAAGCTTTTCTACACCTGCTAAAATCTTATGTTTAGCAACATCATCATAAACAATTGTTTTTGCCATATCAATATCCTTTAGTAGAAAATACTTTTCTAGAATTTGTGGCATCTTCGCATTCTTGCACAGAAGTAAATAATAAATTGTATGACAGCAATAACATCAACAACAATTTTTGCAGTATTAGTAGCAGTGTCAAATGCTATTGTTGCTGTATTCAGTTATCTATTGGCCCACCACAACACAAAAACTGACAAATAGGCAAAAAAAGATGAAAAAATAAAAGAAGCAGAAAAAGAGCTAGAAAATGCTTGTGACAAAGGGTCGCTGTCAGATCTGCTAGATGCAACAAAGAACATAGGAGATGCTAAAAAATGACTAAAGCTGTTTTAATAGCAGTAAGCTGCATTAGTATAGTAGGATGTGTTTCAAAACAACCTACTATAGAAAGCACAAAAAAATGGGAAAATCACTATTTTACCGTAGAAGAGTTTAAGCGTGGTACAGACAGCATCTAGCTTGACAAAGATGAGTCAATATGGGTAATGTCAAACAAAACATTAAATCGACTTTTGAAAAACATAGGAAAATAACAATGGAAGACAAAACATTAGACAAAAACATTCAGGCTGCTGTAAACAAACTAGTGTCTGACGAGTGGTTTGCTGGACAAATATACAAGTAGTTTGTGCTGTTGGTCAAAGATGAAGACCGTTCAAAGACTGCTGAAGAAATGCTTGACATATCACGTGATGAGCTTGATGACCATCTAAGAAGCTTAATTGAGTTTGGGCAGTCTTATGGATTCTCTATTCCATCAACATACAGTGAAATGAAGAAGTTTGCTGACAAAGAAGATGTCAAACTATTTGAGAACTGCAAGAAGAATGAAGATGCTTTGTTCTACATATAGAAAGGCATTGAAGCAGAACAACGAGCAATTGAGACTTACTAGAAGTACATTGATGACTATAGCTTTGCACATGACTTTCAAGATCTTAAGCTAATTGTGTCAAACAACTACTATGATGAAATAGAGCACCTTAAGAAGCTGAAATTCATGAAAGACTCTATTGAAGCAATAGAAAAATTCTATTGATGCACTTTAGCACGGCACTTAAATGGCATTAAGAGGTGAAAATGAAAAAAGCACTAGCATTTTGCTTAACAGCAGTTGTTCTAGCATTTGGATTGCTTGGATGCAAGAGAATGCAGGCACAGCAGAATACCAATACTGTTACAAACACCGTGTTGACAACGGCATTCAATGATGAGTCATATGTTTGGGAGAATTGGCAGTTTAGCACAAATAAAGTAGACAGCATAGACAAACTAAATTAAAAGGAAGCTCTATGATAGATTTTTTGAAGAGGATTTTTAAAAAAGAAGATGCTGTTCCATTAAAGAGTTCGGCATTGAACAAATACTACATTGAGAAGTACAAAGACTTTGACAAGATAATTGCAACAATGTACTAGATGAAAGACTAGTCTGGAAAAATAGTCAACATTGATGGGATTGTCACGCCACTTAAGATAGACAATAGACAGATGTGCTCTGTTGTCTAGGATCAAGGATCTACTCCTCACTGTGCAGCTTATTCAATATGCAATATCATTGAAGCTCTAATTTGGAAGAAGACTGGAAAGTTGATAAACTTAGACGCAGATCAAGTGTATGCTAAAGCAAAGTAGATTGATGGAGATGTCAATTCAGATGGAACATATCTTGAGTGTGCTATAAAAGCTGCTATTAGTCTTGGCGGGTTTGGCAAGCAGTCAAATGAAGTCAAAATCGGGTTCTTGTACAACTAGAAGAATGACTAGACTATACAGTAGATGAAGAGACTCATCCACAAGCATGACTTCTTGCATGCTGGATTCTTGATTGATGATGGGTGGTACAAAGCGACAAACTAGAACTACACGTTGTCTAGAGGGTCTTACAACTGCGGGGGTCACGCTGTTATAATTTGTGGTTACGATTCAACTGGTCTATACATATAGAATAGTTGGGGAACATCATATGGCGCAAAAGGGTTCATTATCCTTCCATGGAATCTTGTAAAAGAACAATTGATGTACTGCTGCTTTATTGAAAATTTCAATGTTTAACTAGCAAGTTAGTTAAACATTGTTTTGCATAGAAACTAAAAAAGCCAGTCTAATGGACTGGCTTTTTTGCATAAATGCCATAAATAGCATTTATTACTTACGTGCTGCCATCTTCGACTTCAAATACTTATATGCATCTTCATCAATTTCTGGCTTCTCATCTGCAGACAAAGTCATCTTCACAACACTCTTATATCCATCAACGAAGCCACTCACTGCTACGCTAACAAGCTCTTTGACTTCTTTTGCCTTAGGGTACTTGATGAACACATAGTCAATGCCATCGCACGCTACACCAAGAGCAAGCTTTGCAACTTGTGCTCCAGCGTCATCTAGCTTGCCAGCATCAACCAACTTCTGGACTTCTTCATTGATGATAGGTGTCCACGCATCAGCAAATGTCTGACCCTCATCTGGTACAGCCTTTGATGCAATGTCAAGGACATTTGCAATAGCTTCTTTGACTTCAGTCTTTGTCTTAGACAGTTCGCATGCATAGCCTGCAGTCTTTCCAACAACAGTAGCTATTGTTGACATTCTTTCTGGAGTTGGGAGCTTATCACATCCAACAACACCAAACAGCATTGCTATAGTAGCACAAGCCATAATAACATTTTTCATTGTCATATTGATTTTCCTTATTATTTTTGTTCAATAATAAGATATGCTTTTAGACTTTTTCTGCAAGAAACATCACATCCTTTATGGTGTGATTAGTTCACACTTTAAGCATCAAATTATTTTGTTTAGCATTTTGCTAGAAGCAAGCTTTGCATAAAGATGCATGCCATCTGACCACATGTAGGTTCTCGTGCCTTTGAATTTGTAGAAGTTGTCGTGCATCTTGTTGAAGCTTCCATCATCTTTAGGGTCAAGACGTACATCATCAATAGACCATGGCTTGGTGTCATCAAGTGTCTTGTCATACAGGCTGTTTAGGCAGATCTCAATTTCACTCTATGTTGCTTCATAGTCGCATGCAATTGATGTAGACTCTCCTTCAACATTTATGAAGACTATCTATGAGTCTGTAGCTTTTAGCCAACGAAGATCTTGCTCAAACAAGCATTGGTGAGAAGGCAAAGGTGTAGACTTGACTTCTATCTAGTAGAAGTTCTTGTGCATATCCATGAACAGTAGGTCATAGCCATTAGTCAAAATCTTTGATCCAATGCCAAAGACAATCAAGTCTATTGCCGTGCCATCATCAACAAAGTCATATTTTTCATGGTATGGTCCAGGAGCTTGTTTGTCATATTCTTCTGTCACTCCATCATATCCACCATATGCCGCATCTTCATTGACATTAACTTTCTTTTTGTATGTTCCAGACAACTCACTGTATGCACTTATCTCTCTTTCGCCAATCTTGTCGTACATAGATATGTCTTTTGACACAGCATCATCTATTGCCTAGTTGTATTTGTTTATCTCTTGTATTCTGTCATCAGCTTCAGACTATGGAGTAGACTCCTCATAAGAATTGATGTATCGTTTAGCTTTGCACTTCCATATGTACTTGTGCATAAGTGGACTTATTCCATCTTGCGTAAGTTGCTTGTCAAAACAGTCTGTTATCTCATACTTTTCTTTGTTTGCATCATCTGGAAAATCTATTTCAATGATGTCACCAACAGTTGGCCTAATCAAGTCAACATATTTTCCAATTTTGTCAATGTCATAGAACAACACTGATCCATGCACATAGCCAGAAAGGACATTCACATACTCACTAGAACTACGTCTAACTTTGTCTATCCTATATGTCAAATATATCAATGTCTCTAGATAGTCATCATTTTCAATTTTGTATTTAAGTGACCTATATAGATCACTGTTTGCAGGAAAGCTGACATTAAAGCTTGTGTGCTCATACGGATCACACACAATAGTGTAGACTTTTCCATATTCATATGGTTGTATCAAAGCTCTATATTTTCCAGACAGTATTCCACAGCTATATGTTGGCTATGCTGACTCAAATCCTAGTTCATATGGAAATTCTGATGCAGACAGATGGTATTTGCCATCATTGTACTCAACATATGAAGACACAACGCTAGGGACTTCGCAGAATATCTCTTTTTCATCTATTTTGTATTCTTTAAGCTAGCCACACTTTGTTGCTAAAGCACAAGCAAAGTCTATTTTGTCAAAGTGGAAATCAAATTCAGCATCTACCTAGAAGCCAAGATTGTTCATTTTGAATAGATCTTGCTAGGCATCAACATATGTTATCATGTCAACAGACATTGAGTAGTCTGGATTCATCTCATATCCATATGCTCTTTTCAGTATTGTGTTCTAGTCAATAGTTTTTCTGAATGTTGATGCAAATTTCTCATCTAACTTATAGTATGTGCAGTCTATCCCATATTGACGAATCTAGTCTCTAAGAGCATTTCCAATTATTCTACTCTCTTCTTCAAGCCCTTTGCGCTTAAGATAGCGCACTTCTTCATATTGTGACTACAAAACTGACATGTTGTTATTTACTTAAATGGTTTGACAGTATTTTCATGGGCAAAGAGTAAATAGAATTGTCTGATGAGATTAAAACAGTGGTCAATTCAGATTCACATATAAACTAAATAAGGAAAATAAAGATGAAACTGTTAGACATAATGAAAAAGTATGACCGTTGTGTTGTACGCGAAAGTGCAAAACTTACAAAGATTTACAATACACTTCTAAAAGAGTCTGAAAAAATTGATGACCTCGAAGAAGCAGAAGTTTGTCCAGACTGTGGCAATGATCCATGCACATGTGAATCTGATGTTGAAGAAGCAGAAGATGCTATTTCAGCTGAAGAGTTCTTTGCTGAAGCAGAAAAAGCTAAAGCTGAAGAGAAAAATGAGTGCGGTGAATCTGATGTTGAAGAAGCAGAAGATGCTATTTCAGCTGAAGAGTTCTTTGCTGAAGCAGAAAAAGCTAAAGCTGAAGAGACAAATGAATCAGATGAAACAGATGGCAACAAAGAGACTGATGAAGCCGAAGAAATGATGTCAGCTGAAGAGTTCTTTGCTGAGACTGATGATGCTGAGAATACAGATGAGTCAGATAAGACTGAAAAGACAGATAAGACTGATGAGTCAGAATGTGGCAAAGAGACTGATGAATCAGAAGAAAACAAAGAGACTGATGAGTCAGAAGAGGCTAAAGAGACAGATGAAGCTGAAGAAATGATGTCAGCTGAAGAATTCTTTGCTGAGACTGATGATGCTGAGAATGCAGATGAGTCAGAAGACAACAAAGAGACTGATAAGTCAGAGAACACCAATGAATCAGAAGACACTGATGAGTCGGAAGACACTGATGAAGCTGAAGAAGATGAGAAAAAGCTTGCAGAATCTCTAAAATCATATCGTCGCGCTAATCATGCTCTATTCAACGACTAATCTTGTACGTTGAATAGATAGATATGACTAAAGGCTGAGAGAAATCTCAGCCTTCAGTTTATTTCTAATTGGACAATTTTGTCAGGTTTTTTGTTGTACATCTTCTTGTATATCTTAAGGCGTTCTTCAAGATGTTTTTGCGAATATTTAGTGTTCCATGACAAGTCAATGAGATGAGCACAGTCTTTTAGTGAATGAAGGCGTAGAGTTCTCCCTATAGACTGGATAGTACGAGAGAATGACTTGCTAGACGTCAAGAAGACTAAGTTAGACAGACGCTTTATGTTGACTCCAGTAGACATTACTGCATTCTATGCTATCAAGATGTTTCCATCAGACTATTCAAATGCTGACCGTATGCATTCACGCTCATGGACATCTATAGACCCATCTATATAAAATACATTTTTGTCTGAATAGAGCTCTTTTGCATATTCATACAAGTTTGTTCCAATTTCTATTCTGTCAAACAGCATCAATGTGTTAGACTTCAAACTTATCAAGTACTCAAATGCTGGTCTGTATAGATCTTTGTACCATTTGTTGAAGTACTCTTTTTCAGCAATGTACGCATCATTGAACATGACATCACTTTCACCACTAGCTACAGCATCAGCATTGAATTTTATGTCCGTGTTCAAGCTAAAAAGCAGTTTTCTGTCTCGGTCAACATTCTTGTCACGTATCTTCAACAAAGTGATGTCTAGCTTTGATATGAATCCTTGTTCCTATAGTTTTGTTATTTCTTCAACAAACACTATCTTTCCAAATAAGCCTATCAACTGCCATTTTTGGTATAAGTCGCGTGGAAGAGTTCCAGAACATGCTACTTTTATTTTAGCATCTAAAGATTCAATAAACTCACGCGTTGATTCAGCATTGCATGTATGTGCTTCATCTGCAATCAAAGCATCAAAATGTGGAAGTGCTGTCTTGTTTTTGAACACATATTGTCTGTTTGCAATTATGATTTTTGCAGTGTCTATGTTGTTTTCAAGTTTTTCTTTCTTTTTTAGAGACCTTGTGAATTTAGCCAAGAACGACTTGTCTAGTCCATAGTCTACTAAGTCATCATAGAACTAAAACACTAGCTAAGTGCTTGGCACAAGTATCAAGACCTTAGCATTTCTATCAACATTCTTCCACAAGTTCCATATGAAGTTGGCAATCATGAATGACTTTCCACCAGCTGTTGGAATCTCTACCATTCCTCTGCCATATCCATTGAAAAACAGTCTTTCAATGGCTTCTTTTTGATAGTCACGATATTCAAATGGCTTTTTAATGTTTTTTTCTGGAACACCGCTTGAAATCGCTTTTTGCATCTCTCTTCGTAGTTCTGCATTTCTGCCAACATCTTCTGACACATTAGATATCTCAAAACTGCAAGAACATGTTTTCTTCAATGGCATCAAGTAGTCTTCAATGTACTTTTTGCAGTTCTAAGACATCGCTACACAAGACAAGCTTCCATATTGGGCTTTTATCCAATTTAGAATTTCAAACAGCAGCCCAGGAGAAAAAAATCCAAATTTGTTTATAGCATAGAGACGTTCTTTAGCTTGATATCCATATCTTTCTGAGAAGAATGCCGCATCGTTTTTTACAGAAAATGCTTCTTGAATCTCATCAAAAGCGGCATGTTCTCTACATATTAGACGTAGTTGTCTAGTAGTGTCGTCATATGACACACGAAAAACTTTTCCCTAAGGGACAGCATCATATATATTCTAAAATGTGTCAGTGTACTATGTCATTTCAATGGTTCATTTGGAGTTTTAGAGCTTCTATAGAGTTTTTTATGTTAAAGCCAAAAGAATTCAAGATGTTGAGAGCTCTCTCAATGAAGTCTATGCTGTCTTGTGTGTTCTTGAACAAGATGTTGAGCTTCTTTATGTTTTCATCATTTTCAGAGATTTTCTCTTCTGACTTCATCTTAAGAATAGAGTCTTGTGTTTTCAAACTACTAGTCTTCTGCTTTAAGATTTTTTGCTTAGCATCTAGAATTCTTTGAAGATTTTCTTTTTCTAAGAAGAGATATGACAACCACTTTGCCCAAATAGATGAACACAATAGAGATTTCTCTCTAAGATTATATTCATTCAACTTAACATCAGAATTAAGTTCTTTTATATAGTTTGACAAAACAGTATTTTGTTTTATCTCTACATTTTTTTCTTCATTATCCATTTAATATAAAATACAATCCTTGACTTTTATTTGGGCGGACCGCCCAATATAGGATATATCTTCGCTACGCTCGATATATCCTATTTGTAATATTATATAAATATTAATAATATATATTATATATTAACGTGGGGTCTGGGGAGCGTTGTTTAAAGCTATGAGTATGAGGTAAATAAATTAAAAATTGCGTATAAGGTTTAAATAATGTCTTCTAGAAAAATTTAGAGTCCAGGTGTTGAAATAAATGAGATAGATAGATCACAGTATGGTAAAGTAGACTATAGTCTACCAAATTCACCAAATACTTTGATTACTGGTTTTGCAAGTAAAGGTGAAGACTATTCTCTATAGTGGATAAATTCAAAAAACACTCTTGACAACACATATGGTCAACCAACAACAGAATTTGAATAGTATTTTTATGATGGCATATCTGAAATACTAAAACGTGGTGGCACTTGCATAGCTGCTAAACTGCCATATTACAATGATTCTAGAAACAAGTTTAATTATTCTGAATTTTCAGTTGCAGAACTTACCGGTGGCACCATCAACAGAATATTGTCATGCACTGACAGCTACCTTACATCATATCTAGACATTCACTGTTTAGATAATGAAGACTATAGAGCAAGCGACTTAAGTGTGTTCGATGACTATTTGACCCACAAGAAGACTCCTGAAAAAAACCGCATTAGGATCTATGACACAACGCGTGCTAAATATGACAGTCTGACAAAGAATGCAGGTCAATTGATTTCATCTGACACAAATGATTTTTCAAATGACTTTCTTGGAATAGTTCCAAGAAAATCATTTGAAAAA